GAAGGCGAAGAGTCGCCAGTGCTTGAGCAGGAATGGGACTTCGATCGCGACTGCTACAAGTATAAGATTCGCCAGACGTTCGGAGCCAAGGCGATCGACTACCGCGGATTGTATCGCAACTCGGCATGATCCGAGTTTGAGTTTTAGCCGCGGCCGATAGTGGCCGCGGCCGTTGGTTTTTCAATTTCAAACAAGGATCAAAACGATGGCAGGTATTCAGGACTTTTTGACTTGGGAAGATGACTTCGTGGGGGGCGAAACCTTCACGACTGCGGGCCAAGGCAGCCCGTGGGCGATTGCGGACACCTCCAGCAGCGGGACGCCGGTTTACGCCGTGGTCACGCCTTCGGCGACTGGAGAAATTCGCTTGGGCTTCGACAATACGAGCGAAGTACAGAACGTGTGCTTATCGTTTGGCGACAGGCTTTGTTTCGACATCGACAATCTTCAGTCGATTGCCTACCGCGTCAAGGTTGTGCCGGAAAGCACTAACCTGGACTCGGCAACTTCGGTCGCGTTCGGTTTGGCGTCGGCTCGAAACGACGCGATTGACAGTATCGCGAACCACGCCAGCTTTCGGCTAATCGGGTCGAATTCGCTTGTTGTTGAAACCGACGACGGAACGACCGATCTTGACGACAAGGCAACCGGTCAGAGCCTCAGCACGACCTACCGTCGATTCGTGATCGACTTCACCGGCGGGAAGTCAAACGTGAAGTTCTACGTCGATGGGATTCGCGTTGCTGCCGGCACGACCTTTGACATGAGCGCCGCGACCGGATCGCTACAGCCCTATGTGCAGATCCAAAAGACCGCCGACACGAACATCGACTTTGTTCACGTTGATTACGTCAGCGTAGAGGCGAAGCGAATCTGATGCCGATCGTAGAAATTAACGCCGGTCAATCCGTTGAGGTTGCCGGCGTAAAGATCACCGTTGACGGAGTGACGCGACACAGCGAGGGCGACGGGCCGCCGGTCCAGCGAGTTAGCCTAAGCGTCGAGCCGATCGCCGCAGCGGTGGTGCAAGAGCAACCGAAAGCACGGGCACGGACAAACCAACGATGACCCTACGCGATGTAATCGCAAGCGACGCAACCGCGGTTTTTCTGAACAGTGACGATTTCGCCGAATCGGTGACTTATTACCCGCATCGATTTTACGGATCGGAAATCAGATCACCGCGAGCGATCAAGGCGGTTGTCATTCGCGAACAGGTCGACAACTTCGCAGAGGACGTTGTGACCGTGCTACCGCGATTTGAAGTACACGTTGCGAACGATGCGATCAACGGCATCAGCAGCACGGAGATTGACACGGGCGGCGATCAATTAGAGTTCCCAGCCCGCGACGGCAAGGCAGCAGAACGCCGAGCCATACTGAAAATCACGACACAAGATAACGGAATGCTTGTACTCGAATGCAGATAACTGCAGCCCTGCCGGTGCTAACGCGGATAACCGAAGAGCTTTTCGATAGGCTCAATCGGCTAGCGGCTGGGTATAGCGATTTCACTTACGTTTACGAGGTGGTCAGGCCGACTCGATTGGCACAGTACACGCCGCGGCATTTGCAAATAATTGTCGTGAAAGGCGAACGCGAACGGATGCCGGAACTTGATTGTCCAGGCAATCCTCCGGCAATCGCATATCGGCAACGGTTCGACATTCGCTGCCATGTGCTACCGAGCGAAAAAGACACAACCCCGATCGATCAATACTGCGAAATTTTTGAATCAGACGTTGTTAAGACCGTTTGCGATGCGAGCCAGTGGCATGCGTTCGGAGGTAACGCGATTAACGCAAAGTTCGACGTTGCGGACGCGATTGTGTCGGACGGCGGCATCGGTGGAGTTAACCTGCCGCTGCTCGTGACCTACAGACACGACGAAGGCAACCCGTACAACGTGCGATCGTGATTACTTTTCGGATCGACAAAAAGCAAATTGAGAAACTGAAAGACGCCATCCGCGGCACGAGCATTAACATCGACAGAGAAATTGCGACAGCGATAAACAAGACCGGCAAGGCGACGTTAAGCGAAATAGCAAAGGATATCGGAACAGAATTAAACACGACGCAAAAGGCGATCAAGTACGGCGGCAAGGCGTTAAGCATCCTCGGCAGAGCATCGCCAACAAAAAAAGGATTGATAGTTCGATTGAGCATGACCGGCCGAATGAGCCTTAGGCATTTTAAACCTAAACAGAATGGGCTTGGTGTTGAATACAAAATAAGCAAAACAAAAGGAAAGGCGTTTGTTGAATCAGCGTTCATGGGTCCGCGGCCTGGTGCGGTGAAGATCAGTTGGAAAGGAAACGTTTTTAAGCGGATCGGCGACAAACGAAAGATGCGGAAAGGCCGATATGCCGGAAAGGTTCGGGAGCCGATTACAAAGCTTAACGCGGCATCGCCTTGGGGCGTTTACATCGCGAAGAACTTTGAACCTAAGCAGGTGCGACGAATTAACGAACGATTGCAAGAGGAAATGGAAGAACGAATCCGGTTTCGGGTTGCCACAGCCTTTAACAAAGCCAAGCCAAGAGGAATTTAATCAATGTCGTTACTCAGACGCCGCACAGTATTCGCTGCCAAAGCCGAAGCAACCGTAGGCACTGCCGAAACGCTGACCGCAAGCGAGGGCGTGTTCAACGTTTACGATTTGCTAATTCAGCCCAACATTTCGAAGACGCAGCGAGAGGGCCAAGGGGCGTTTAACTACTTGGCGGCAATCGCAGCCGGTCGGCAGGGAACGGCGACGTTTTCAACTGACATTTACTGGGGCGGTGACAGTGGATCGCTTCCGCCGTGGGCTACGGTACTCCTTCCGGCTTGCGGTTGGGTTAACACGTCAGGCACGTTCAAGCCGAAGACTGCTAAACCTGGGACCACCAGTAGCGACCCGCGAACGATCACAATTGGCGGCTTTGTCGATGGAAAGTATCGCAAGCTATCCGGCTGCATGGGCACGTTTTCGATCGACTTGCCGACAGGCGACCTCGGGCGGATCAACTGGACATTCAGCGGCAAGTGGGAAGCGGAGACGGATTCGACGATCATCGCGCCGACCTATCCGACCGACCTGCCGAGCCGATGTGCGGGCGATACATTCCAACTCAACAACGCAAACATTTGCGTCGCGTCGGCAACGATTGACGCCGGCAATACTGTTGTGATGCGGGAATGTACAACACATGCAAGCGGCTACGCTTCGGCGATCGTGACGAACAGACAGCCGGTTATCACGGCAGATCCCGAAGCCGTTTTGGTGGCGTCGCTTGATCGATATTTGGCACTAACGGCATCGACCGAATATGAGGTAGAATACAAACTGCCGACTGCCGGATCGGGAACGATTATCTTTTTAGCGCCGAAAGCACAAATCCAGACGATTGCCCAAGGCAACCGAAACGACATTGTGACCGATGACATAACTTGGCAGTGCAACAAAAACGGAACCACAAACGATGAGGAATTGACGATTCAATTCGTCGATGCAACACCATAATGCCAAAAAGTTTGGATCGTGACGACAGGATCGTCTTCGTACTCAAGAGCGACGCCGATAAGCCGCGAGACATTCAGCCGCGACTGATTGGCAGCGTGCTAACGCTTGGTAAGCAAAAGCAACTTTCCAAGGCGTTGTCGTCAATGAAGACAGAAGACGCAGAGGGCAAGCTTAATGCGGCGATCGATGCCGTAATGGTTTGCCTAAGCGGATGGGAGAACTTCGGGCGTGAGTTTAGTCGCGAAGCACTCGAAGACCTTTTGACAATTAACGAAATTAACGAGATTATCGACGCGATTGTCACGACGTTCACGGCAAGCGGTGACGAGCTAAAAAAATCCGCATCGCCGCCTACGTCCGCTGCGGCGAGCTTTGCAAATCATGTCGCGGGCGATGCAACGAGCTTTTCGACGAACAGCAGAGAATTGAAATTGAGTGCCCCGCCTGTGCTGGGCATGGTTGTGAATGGTGTCGAGGTGGATACTTTGAACTAAAGGAATGTCCGTCGTCGTTTATTGGTCGCGACATGATCGACCAAATAAACGTCTCGGCGGCTTGTGTTGATGGCGTGCTACCGCAGACCGGCGGATTACTTGATCAGTCGGCGTGGTGGTTTGAGCTTCGGCGAATTCTGAACAACGAAGAAAACGCAATTCAGATCGAGCAAGTAGAGCGAGAGCGAAAGCGATATGCCAGACGTTGAGTTCGCGATTGGCGGTAAAAACGAAACGGCGAAGGCGATCAACTCGACCGTCGCCGGATTGTCGCGTCTCGAAATGTCGTTTGGTTCAATCATCAAAACCGCTGCCGGTTTCACGCTCGTATCGGGAACGATCAACACGGCACTTCGCGGAATTGAAAGGCTAGGCAGCTTAATCTCCGCGGGTGTGTCTGATTACGACAAGGCTACGGAGGCTAATCGAGCACTTCGGCAAGCAATGGAGGCCAACGGAGGCACTACCGACGAAGCCGTTCAAAAGAACATTGAACTTGCCGATTCGCTTGAGCGTCGAACGAACATCGAAGCGGAAACGATTGCCGAGATGATGAAATCGGCGGCGATGCTTGGCGTTGAAAACGAACAGATTGACGACGTAGCACAGGCCGCGATCGGGTTATCGGAGGCGATGGGCATCGGGCTTGATGATGCGTTAAAAAAAGCACGACTAGCAACCGAGGGTAATTTTGATTCGTTTAACCGCTTAATTCCGTCGCTTAAAGACATGGCGACGAATGAAGAAAAGCTAGCCGCCGTGATGCAGTTGGCGAATAACGGGATGGCACAAAAAGAGGCCAGGGCCGATAGTGCTGCCGATGCCTATCAGCGGATGCAGAACAAAGTCGGAAATATGATGGAGGTGCTAGGCGAGGCCCTATCGCCATTTAGGAAGCTTGCACTAGACGGAATCGGGTTTGCTGCCGAAAAGATAACCGAAGTGATGCTTCCGGCTCTTGAGTCGATCGGGCCGATCACCCAGTCAATCGGCGAATGGATGGATTACTTTAAGTCAAAAGTGGTTGCGGCGATCAACGGAGCGATCGCGCAGATCACGATGATCGAGGTGATCGTCGGTAATCTCGGAACCGTCTGGGAAATGGCGGTCGATTCTACGGAATTGCAATTGATCCGCCTTGTCGAAGGAACAAAGCACGCTTTTACCGTCGAGATTCCGGCTTACGCTGCTTGGTTTGCGGATAACTTCACAAAGCTAATGGCCGACGCTTTTAACGCCGTTGTCACGATCGCCAGCAACCTGGGCGACAAGATCGGCCGCATCATCATGCGAATTTGGGATTTCGTTTCTAGCGGCATGTCAGGCGGGTTCGATCAACTTGCCGCGGACATCGGTCAAGTAGCTTCGGGTAGTCTATTGGATGGCTTTACGGCGACCGCCGAAGCATTGCCAGAGATCGCAGCAAGGGCAATAACCGATCGAGAGCAAGAGCTACAAGCAAGAATCGGGAAGCTTGGCACTAACCTTGCCGAAGAGTTCAACACGAAGCTTTCTGGTCGACTGATTGGGCTTGACGAAGCGACTAGCGGGCCAGCCGAACAGATCGCGCTGAAGATGACAGGCCAAGACGGGACAGCGGCAGGATCGAACGAGCAAGGCAAATCATCGAATCAGCTTGCGGCGGCCAGCGCGTTGCAAGCACAGACAGGCCGTTTGTTGACGATGGGACCAGCAAGCGAAACCAACGAAATACTGAGGCAAATCGCAAGTAATACGCAAGACGCGGCGAATAGTGCGTCTGCCCAAAAGATGGCTGAAGAGTCGAGGGCGAGAGAAGAGGCAGCGAGCCGGGCACAAATCGCCGCGGCATTAGCAAAGGCACCACAACTGGCGGCACCGATTCAATGAGTGTTGTAGACGCTACCGAAGTTTGGTCGCGCCACGGTGCGACAATCACAAGCGAAAAGGCTAGTCCCGCCGATGCGGTGATCGCGATTACTCAGGGCTACTTCGTTGTAGTCGATGACGTAGCGAATGACGACGCGGAGGTTGTTAAGTCTTCTCCGCTGATACCGCAAATCGGCGACTATTACCGCGGCAATCCGAAGTACAGATGCAAGTCGGTTACGCCGCGACGGGTTAGCCCGATCGTGTACATGGTCGACGTCGGATATGAGGGACTTCCGGACCCGGAACTATCGCGACCTTCGATTTCGTGGAGCCCGGTCACAAGCAACGAATCGGTCGATCGCGACTATTACGGCAGGCCGCTGATTAATGCCGTAGGCGAGCCTGTGCAGGGGTTAACGCGGATGATCACGGATCGGCAGTTAACGATCACAAGGCGATACGAAACTTACAACGCCCTGTTTTGGGACAGTTTTGAAAACACGATTAACGAAGACGTATTCGCGGGGTATCCGGCGGGGCGTGGTTTAGTAACTGGCATAAGTGCTCAAAACCAATTCAGCGGCGGCGAGGCAGACGATCAAGGATACTGGAATATCACCGTTTCGATTTTGTTCCGTAAACCGTTTTTAGTTGACAATCAGTTTGCGTGGTGGCATCGGTTTAGGCATGAAGGAACATTTAAAAACGTATCGACCACGGTTCTCGAAACAGTTCCAGAAGACAACGACGACCCGTTGCCGTTGCTTACACTAACGCAAATCGTTCCGATTCTTGACGGCACCGGACAACGCAAAACGACGCCGACGCTGCTAAAGCTTGACGGCACCGTTGAGGATAATCCGAATAACGCCGTTTGGCTATTGCGTCCGGCTTATGGGCTTTCGACTTACGCAGATATGGGGCTTCTCTAATGGCAAACTCAGTTCGAGTAACAACCCGCGTCGAATACTTGATTGAATCGGCGGCGTCAAATCCCGACGTCAAATCAAAGACGATCGCGACCGAAACGACCTCAGCAATTCATTCGCAAGTAACGCAACTTGTCGGCACTACGCACGAACTGCTGACGGCAGGCGATCAGACTGATGACGTTATGGCAATCGTTGAAAACAGATCGGCATCGGCTAGTCTTTCGCTTGGTGTTGTTGTTTCCGCGACATATTATCCGATTTTTGATATACCAGCCGGAGAGCGTGCGGTTCTTCCGAGGGTTGATGCGTTGGCGTCGACATACATTAAGGCGACAGTCGCAAACACGCCGGCACTTGTGACGCTTTACAAAATCGTGGCACCGGCATAATGCAGATACAGGCCATCACGCCGGAACAGTGGCGTATCGTTTGGGGCTATGTTCGCGCTCAGTTAATGGGCACTAGCGGCGGCATAGTTCCGAATGTTCCGAACTATTTTGACGCGATCCAGTTTCGTAACACGACGGCCGAAGAGGTGCCGGCATTTGGCGTGATGCGGATTACCGGCGTCGAGATGCGCGACGACATGGCGGTCGTCACTGTTGCCAAGCCGAACACGTCAGGCGATCCGGTTTTGGTGAACGGGCCTCAATCGATACCGGCAGGCGGCCACGGCAGCGGCTACAAGTACGGCATTTTGCAAGTCAAGGCAGAGGCAGGTCTAACGCTTGGGCAATCGTGCCGAGCTAAGAATGCGTCGTGGGAAATTGAAGACGGCGAAGGGCCGTTCGTTTTCTTCGGCTATGACACGCAACTCAATTGCGGTATTGCAAGGATCGGCGGCGGCGGTGGCGGTGCAACGCTCTACCGCTTCGAAACGACTGCGGCTTACACCTCTGGCACAAGCGTCACCGCGACGATCAAGACGATGGCAGGAACGACCTTCGCCAGCGGCGCAACGCTCAAAGATCCGGAAGCTATTTTCATGGGCATGGCGTCCGGCACGAAGGGCTATTGCATCGCACAAGGCGGCGAATACTTTGCAATTCAAGCCGCGTGCAACGCCGAAGAGGGTTACGTCTAATGGCGACCAGATGGTTCGGTCCGCGGCCGACTCTCGGGTCATTTACAAGCACAACGCGGCATGGTTCATGCGGGTGCTGTCAGTGCGGTGGACTCAACAACGGGACCAACGTTTTCGACACGCCGGCAGTCGTTCGCGAAATGGTCAACTACTCTGCTTATCGCGACGGGCTGCGGGCCAAGCTTGTTATCTCGGGCGTCCAGGATGCACACTCAATTGAGTTAAGCGGCTACTATACCGACATCACCGGCATGAGCGGGCTAAACGGCACGTGGTATCTATCGGTGGTCCGAACGCAATACGGTTGTATCTGGACCGCAGACGATTCCGAGCTTGTCGAAATTTCGTACAACATCTACCAAAACACGATTCCATACGATTACACGTACACGCTAAACGCGAACATCGAAGCGAAATCGACACGACCGACGAACGTGATCGAAGCGAACTTTTTTGCATTGTTGTCGCTCGGCCTTGTGCTTGACCTCGGGGCATTCAATCCGGGCGGATTATCGCCACCACCAGCGGGCGACCTTCATCCCGTTTTGGGGATCGAGTTCGTGCCGACATCGGCACAGTACGGAGAAGCTACCGACGTCGGCGTCACGTACAACACAAGCCGCATCGGCTGGGACGGGCCGAGAGTTGCGGACACGATCAGCGGCAATCTACGATTTTACAAATCGATATTCGGTGCCTGGGGCGACGTAACCGGCTACGATGATCCTGATTGGGTTGGGATCGATGACTTCTATGACACCGCGACAGATACATTTAAAACCGCTGGAACATTCACCGCAGAAATCGAGCGGCTATGATTTATTTCCGCTGCCCTAATTGCCGAAAAGGCGGCTACGTCGAAGGCCCGAAGGTGCGCTGTAGTTGCGGCAAGATGTACAGCGGCGAAGAGTTGGCCGCGGCTTGCGATGCTTCAACATTGCAATCGGCAAAGGCTGTTGAACTACCCTGCATTCATCGCGGCAAAGAGATCCGCAAAATCGATTGCGGGTGCGAGGGTAACGCAATGCTGTACCATTGCGATCGGCACGAACGATGCTTAGTGCGGCCGCTGATCAAAAGCACTTACCGCGGCCAGACTTGCGAAGGGTGCAGCGATCGCGTTGACGTCGATACCGCTACCGAAATCGTCACCTATCATTTCAACACCCACAACCGCGAGCGACTGCGGGCGAACTACGCACACTGGGCCGCGAAGCTTGGGCGTCGACACACATGCTACGAAGTGGGCAACCGCGGCCAAGAGATCGCGGGTTCGGTTTACATTCGGAGCGATCAAGCAATCTGGCAAAAAGAGCGGCTAATCAACTTGGCACTGGCGAGCGTTGGGCCGCACGTTCGGTACTTTGCATGGATCGATCACGACTTACTTTTTGAGCGTGCCGACTGGTTAGAGATCGGATGCGACCTAATCAACCGCGGTGCCGATTGCGTCCAGTTATTCGACGTCGTGGCTTATTACGATCGCGACGGCAACAAGATCGAAGATCGAGCCGGTAGCGTGGCGTCGTGGCAGCGTCGTGGCAAGATTGACAACACCGCACCGGGAGGGGCTTGGATCGCGTCCGTAGCGTGGTTGAAGTCGATCGGTGGCGTATATGACCGGAACATCTGCGGAGGCGGAGACGCTACGTTTTTCGAGGCCGTGAGCGGTGCAAAAACGAACTACGTCGAGAGACAGACACGGCACCTTCGCGACGATTGCCAAGCCTACGTTCAGCGGGTCGGTCGGGCGTCCGTCGCTTTCGTGCCGGGAACCGTGCGGCATCTTTGGCACGGCGATCGAGAGCACCGGCAGTACGTGAGCCGCGACGAGATTTTGCAGCGGCACGATTTCGACCCGCAGCGAGATTTGACGCTTGCCAATTCTGGCCTCTACGAGCTTCGCGACCCGCTCGGGAAACTGGCGACGGACATCCGACAGTATTTTGCAGACCGCCGCGATGACGGCTAACCATTTCGCGAGCGACCGCAAATAGGTGAACAAGCGATCCAAAACTATTTCCCAAATAATTGCCCGATGGGGCTATTTTTGTATCGACAATGCGGCGGGGTGTCGATTATAGTTAGGGAGTCAGGCAGTCACTCAAACAACGGAACGCAAAAATGCAATATCCAGACGAAATTTTGACAAAGTGGAAGTTAGGTGAAATTTTTGAGCTGGCGCTGTACTTTAACGACACAGACGAATGCAAGGGCACGTTCTTTCGATGGATTGACCTTGGCATAGGTTACGAGTATCCCACGTTTTTCTACGGAAACGAAGCAGTGTATGAAAAACACCAAAGCCAGCTAGTCGAGCATGCGCAATGCGATCGGGTAATTAGCGTCTAGTAGTGATCGAAGAATTCGAAAAACGATTGGCCACAAAGTAAGATCCGCCCCCGCCGGGATAGGCTCCGGCACCACCCCCCGAGGACAACATGCAAAGACGATTGACAGACGGCGAGAAAAAAAGCATAAGCGAAGCTTGGGCATTGCTATTTATTAGCGGAAATGTCTCAAGCGAATTGCAAGGCGTCCGCGACATTCTTGCTGGAATGATTTACAACAACACCACCGACGGCCGCCCATACGTAGATCCGCCGCTCACGGACGAGGATGCACGGCAGAGGCCGTGGGTGATGGTGCGGGACAACGAAGCAGAACCCTGGCGTGGGCCGCGAGCATTAGCGGCTTGTTGCGGCGGCGATTATTACACATTCACGCCATCAGTATGCGGCATCATTGGATTTCGCTATTGCCGCTGCGCCACGCCAGACGAGATCGCCTCGGCAGGGCTGGAGGTGGCGGAATGAGCGAACGCGGCAAGATCGTCAAAGATTTGGAAATAATGTTGCAAACGCGGCGGGTTCTTTATCAATGCAGTTGGGGATCGCGATACGATCCTACGCGGATTGACATTGAGATTGAGAGGCTACGCGCAAAACTGCTTGCGTTTGACAAAGCGGCAAAGGCAGAGGCAGCCACCCCCGACGCTTGATTTCCCGCGGCGAATCTGGTAGCATGCCCTTCCCTTTGCAATGGGATCCCGAAGCCCGGCAGGCCTTGTAAACCTGTCGGGCTTTTTTGTTGTCACCCTTGACAGGTGGCGACTCTCTCGACAATCCGGCTATAATGGATTCACCGGCCGGAGCCGGTCTCATCTAATAACACCGGAGGCATAATGCGAAAAGCCGACATAGTCAGGGCCGCCATTTCTGAGGCACCCGACCGACCTACGCGGGAAATAGCGAAGTTTCTTGTCGCACGTTACCCTGCACTCTTCACGGCATTTGAATCGACTCGCGATTTAATCCGATACCATCGCGGCGAAACGTACGCGAACAAAAAACGAGCCGACGAAAATACCATCATTCCAAAAGCACCCAAAGCCAAGCGAAAGACGCGACCGACAATTGCGATTCGCAAGCCAGGGCGTTATTTGATTCTCAGCGACGCCCATTTTCCCTATCACGACCCACAAGCGATTGACGAAGCAATTCGGCACGGAATCGAGTCGCGATGCGATCACCTCATCCTCAATGGCGACATGCTAGACGCCTACCAGCAGAGCAAGTGGGTACGCGATCCAAACGCAAGGAGCATCGATGAAGAAATCAAGACGCTGGCCGGTTGGCTTGCCGACATTCGGCCGCACTTCTCGGGCGACTGCTATTACAAAATCGGCAACCACGAAGACAGGATCGAAAGCTATTTATTTGAAAACGCCCCGCAGATGATCGGCATGTCAAAGTGGGATTTATGCAAAGTGCTCGCCGATCAATTGGGCCTTGATTCATCGTGGCAGATGATCGCGTCGAAGCAGCTCTACACGCTCGGCACGCTCAATTGTTATCACGGCCACGAGCTACCGAAAGGGCTTGTGGCAGCCGTAAATCCGGCCCGTGGGCTATGGCTCAGAACGCGGCAGACATCGATGGCGGGGCACTTTCATCAAGCGTCGACGCACATCGAAACATCGGGCGACAAGCGGAAAACTTGGGTGTGTTTTTCGACGGGCTGTCTCTGCGACATGGCACCGGCTTACGCGTTGGTCAATCAGTGGAGTCAGGGCTTCGCTATTTTAGACCTCGACAGCAGAGGCCATTGGAAAGAACAAAACATAAGAATCCATGAGGGCAAAATATGGTAAAGCGACGCAAGCCGCCGGCCATTGATTGCACTCTCGGCGGCCGGGAATGGCGGATTGAATTTGTGACGCGAAGGAAGCTGCCGAACGCTCTAGGAATCTGCTATTGGGATCGTAGGCTAATCTTAGTGCGATACGATCAGTCGGCAAAGCAAGTGCTCGATACGCTGATCCACGAATGCCAACACGCATTGTCGGAGATCCACTTCGCAGCCGAGGCGTGGATCGACCAAACATCAACAGAGCTTGCCGACGTGCTCGATCGGTTGGGCGTTCGGTGGCCGGACAACTAAAGGAACATGATGAATTTTTCAGCACGGTTTGTAGCCTACTCGATTGCATGGCTTTTGATTGCGGTTGGGTCTGTCGCTTTTTCGATTGCTAAATCGATCGCAAGCAACGACCCGTCTGCCGGTGCTTGGATTGGATTCCTGCCGCTTATCTTCCCGATTTTCTTAGCCCACGCAGCGGTGCTTGTGGCACCGGTAGCGGTCGGGATTGAAATTGCTCTATTTCTCAAGCGGCGGTAGCGATGGTGTCGGGTGGCCGGACAATTGACACGCCGGGCGATTGTGCTAGACTGATTGCGGATCGGCGGCGTGGTGGTGGCTACACGCACGAAATAAAAGGGTCGCGTCCCGCGGGCAACGCCTTGACGTTCGTTTCAGGTTCGATTCCTGCCGATCCAATGCCGCTAGCCGAATCCTATACCGACGGGCACGACCCGTCGGCAAAAATCGGGTTCATCCGTGTGATTCGGCAGCGGCTTTTTAACAGTCGCAGATGGCCAAATCGAGGCGGTGAAATGAGCGAATGGAACGACGACGATTACCTTGTTGGAGTCCTAGGCAAAGTCGCTAAATCTGTTGAACAGTTTGGCGCACCAGGAACCGCTTTGGTAGTTACTAGGGCAGCCGAAAGGCTCAAAGAGCTACATGACCGCCTAACCGCGATCGAACAGGCGAACGCGGAACGATCAGCGATTGCCGAGCGATACTATCAGCAAGCAGTCGAAGAGACGCGAGACCATGGCAACGACTAAAGCATCAATCTCCGCCCACGCTCGCCGACTCGGCCTCCACGCGAAAACCCTTTGGCGTGGCCTCCGCACTTGCGGCATTGCTGGCGAGAGATCCGGGCAAGCTATCCTGATCAGCCGCAGCGAAGCGGCAAAAGCGGCGGCGGCTGTTAATTCGCGACCTGGGCGGCCGCGAAAGTGAGTTTCGCCAACGAATTTACGGGGCGAAAATAATTCTGGAAATAATTGCCATGTTGGGCTTTTATTTTGTCGATACAAAGATTATGATCTTGGAGTCGGACAACGATAACAACACCCCAGCAAACGAGAAGCAAAAATGACGACCGCAAACGCAACTAAGAAGCTAGTCAAGGCCGGATTTGAAGTTACTGCCGTTGGTCGAAGGATTTCGGCAAAGAAAGGTTTTCGAGTTATCGAACTGACCGCCGGAAGCGAAGAGACGATTCAAACCGTTCGCGTTCGAGCCGCTTGCGATAGCGACGACATCGTTCACGACTACACCGCAGGCGTCTACTGTGACAACGTTACGCAAGCGATCAAGCTTGCCGCCCGCTAACCTACTGACGAGCCCGGAAGGGCGAAACGCCGCGAGGCGTCTAGGTTTACGACACACCCCAGCAAGCGAGAAACAAAATGGAAAACCAACTACGCAGCATCAATGACGCCTACCAAGCAGCCGTTAAATTTATGGCACAAGACAAGGCAGCCGAAAGTGTTGTGATTGAGTTTATGTCACATAGCACTGGTCCGATGCAGGCGACGATCACCCGTGACGGATCAATGACGGGCCTTCGCAAGTTTGTGGAAGAGCAACCACCAAGCGAATTCGAGACGATCGCTGCCGTAGGCTTCACCGGCAGCGTATCGAGCAGGAACTACAACCCCGCCGCTCACGGAGGAGTCTGCTTGCTACAGGCGAGAGTCAACGCCAAGGGTGAGCAGATCGGACGCAAGGTGAACAGCAACGGAAGGCACGAGGAGGTTGGGAATGCGTTTCTCCTAGACAGCGACACGCTTTCGCACTGGGAGTCGATGGGCAATTAGGCCAGCCATGAGCCCTAATCCGGGATGGGCTCCGGATTTCCAACACACACAGGAACAAAACGATGGCCGCAACAAACAAAAAGATGATCGACTATCACGTCATGGAATACATCTGGCACGACCGCCGAAATAACGCACAGATGCGAGATCACCACATGCGGCAAGCGGTTGTCGTCTTTAACTATTGCAGCCGCAAGCAGTTTGAAAAATTTGTCGCCAAGGCTCAGAAGGTGCCCGCATGAGCCACTGCCACTACTGCCGCGACGCGGCCACCACAACCGCGGGCGGCCGCGACGTCTGCGACGATTGCCGCGAAGCATACGAGCGACAGATTGAAAATGCGGTGCGATCCTTGCTAGACGAAGCGGCGGATGAGATTAGTTGTGCGGTGCGGCTTTTACTGGACGAAGTGGAGGTGGCAAAATGATTCCCGACTCTTGGCCTAAAAAATTTTGGTGGGTGAAATGAGCGAACCTAAAGAACGGCCGATTTTGTTTTCCGGCCCGATGGTCCGGGCGATTATCGACGGACGGAAGACGCAGACGCGGCGGATAATCAAGCCGCAACCGCCCGACTGGATCGACGAACTGCACGGTGGGCAGTTAAGCAAACGCGCGCCTTACGAACTCGAAAACCACGACAACCAGATAGTAGGGTGGGGATTCCAGGACGAGCGCGGAACGTATTGGCGAGTGCCCTACGGCAAACCCGGCGACCGGCTTTGGGTGCGGGAGACTCATTGCAAATACGGCGGCGGGTTTATCTACCGTGCGGATTACGGAGACCTGACGCCGATCAGCGACGGCATCGGCGGGCCGTGGAAGCCGTCAATCCACATGCCGAGAATTGCGTCCCGCATTACGCTGGAAATTATCGCCGTTTGCGTTGAGCGTTTGAACGACATCAGCCGCGGCGACGCAATGGCCGAGGGGCGCCCGCACTCAAACCTCGCTTACGGGCAAAATCCTTGCGACTGGTTTCACGAACTCTGGGAATCGATTAACGGCCCCGAATCATGGGCCGCAAATCCCTGGGTCTGGGTTGTCGAGTTTCGAAAAGTAGAGGTGACAAGGTGAACGCACTTTTTTGGATCGGCTTCGCGGCATGTTTAGCGGCCGAAGGTATTGTGTTGGCGTTGCTTATTATTTACATCGCCATTGCGGCTAACCGCGACGCGGCTAAGTACCACGACAGCGACCAAGGAGATTTGCCATGATTGATCGTGGTTTAATGATGTTGTCGGCAATGCTGGCGATTCGCGGTACAAAAAAAATTGAGACGCATCAAAAGTTATCGTGGTCGAAAAAGGTTTACCTTCCGGTCATTCAGCCGGAAGCAATGCCACTTGCCGATCGCAAGAAATTACTAGCAAAAAAACTTAAAGCTCGACGGAGTAAAAAGTGATCGAGATAAGAACAGCAACAAACGACGACCTGCGGCGATTGTGCGCGATACACGAATCCTTCGCCGCGATTACGCCGATGGGCCTCAAAAAATTGACCGCAGTCTCGGGCAGGCATTGCAAGGCGATTGACCTGGACGGCCACACTGTCGGGCTACTGATCGTGCAACTGAGCAGCAGGGACGCAAGAATCGTGCGGCTGGTAATCGATCCGGCATTTCGTGGCCAGGGCATCGGCCGGGCCGCGGTGGCGTGGTGTCGGCAGCGGCTGCGGGCGGACCGGAAATTTCTCATCGCACACGTACCGGGATCGACGATCGATCAAGTTGAGTTTCTTTGGGCTTGCGGTTTTCGATGCGTTGCGGTTTACGGCGGCAAGCACAAATCGTTTACATACTCAATTGAGGCATCCGAGGTGGAAGCATGATGAAGTACGCAGACTTTCTTATCGTGGCCGGTTTTTGGCTGGCCGTGTTTTTTTTTACGCTTGTGCGGTACGTTCCGCAGGCGTTGGGGCAGTAGATTCAACCACCGCTGCGGCTCGTTGTCGCGGCGTCCCGGCGGGACCATCCGCCCGCCGGGTTTTTCTTATACGAGGTAAATGATGAGGCAATTTGATTCAATTGAGCTATGGCAGGACGCCATATGGGGCTGGGCGACGGACCGCAACCTAGTCGACGGATCGACAATCGAAGGGCAACTAGACAAGCTTGCCGAGGAAATGCAGGAGCTTCGCGACGCGATCGCAAAACACGACAGCAAAGAAACTCAAGACGCGATCGGCGATATGGTCGTCGTGTTGACGGTCATTTGCGAAAAGCTTGATTTGTCTTTGCGGCATTGCATGTCAGCGGCTTATGACGAAATCAAGGACCGCAAGGGCAAGATGGTCGACGGGCAATTTGTCAAAGAGGTGGCAGAATGAAATGGCTACAGGGCACATCTCGCAACATTCGACACGGATTTACCGAAGACGAAAAAGACATCGAAACCGTAATCGAGCTTGTCGTCGTTTTTTCAGAAACAAAGTCAAGAATGATTTCGAACAAGATTGTCAGAGTCGACGCGGTATCAGATTTCCGCGTCTGCATGACCCCGCTAGAGGCAAAGGAACTTGCGGCGTCTTTGGTCAATTACGCAGAGAAAGCCGAGCAGCAGGCTAAAAAAATCGAGGTGAAATGTGACTGACGAACAATTGCAAAACTTGATCAAGCACAAAGTGCAGGAAGCGACGGCACCGCTTGAGCGGCGGTGGGATAGCTTGCGGGAAAACATACACAAGATGATTTTGTCGTCAGGCTGGCAAGAAATCTCAGCGTATAGGTCGGTTTTGGCAACAATGAACCATTTAGAAAAAGTTTATGAACCGCGGCGGAAGTTGCCGACAGATCCTAGGAGGGTGAAAAAATGAATTATCGGCCGTTTCCTGAACTGCATGGCAGTAGCTTGCCAGAAGGAAAGCACGGGGCTTGGCTTGTCGTCAAAGTGCTGGATGGATGGGTGACGATGATTTCGTCCGATATGAAAAGAAAGCAAAGAATGCCAGTTGATAGGTTTAACTGGATTTGGGATCAATTTGAAGAGGAAAGGAGAAGGGTAAAGCCATGAAGCCGCGACGTTATCGAGTTGCGAGCCGACTAGACAGCAACAGCGTTATTTATTCCGACGAATACACGACTGCTGCACAAGCGGACCGCGAAGCCGATTGCATCGCGGGCCAAACGTGGACAGAGCTCTTTGACGACGTACGTCAGGAATGGAAGGTTTTGAACTACCATTCGGCACAATTCCAAGACAGCGGCCGCGACGTGCTTATCGACATTGACGGAACTGGCCGCTGGGAGTTGTTCAGCACTTGTAGCAACCAGCACGACGCGCGAAACATGGCAAAGCATTACCAAGAGCACCGATAGGCCGCACAGCGTCGCGGGTGCAACTCCCGCACGGCCTTTGCCGCCAATGCAGCGGCGTTTACATCACTCTTTACAAAGGTTAGAAGATGCCCCTAGTTGTACCGAAAAACGAATCGTCGAATTACGAGCGATGCCCGGAAGGCAATCACGTCGCGGTATGTTGTGCCGTGATCGACCTCGGAACGCAGGCTGAGAGCTACGAAGGAAAGCCCGAGGTCTTTCGTCGAAAGATTCGCATTGTGTGGGAGATTGCAGAAGAAAAGCAAAGCGACGGAAAGCCGTTTAAGATGGGAAAGACGTACAATCTTTCGACGAACGAAAAGGCGACTTTTCGCCGCGACCTCGAAAGCTGGCGCGGCCAGAAGTTTACAGATGAGGAACTTGGCACCTGGGAGGTGCGGCGGATCTTGTCGGTAGGTTGCATGCTTAACGTGATTCATGCCGAATCGCCGAACGGTAAGACATATGCCAATGTCCAGAACATCGCAAGGCTTCCAAAAGGAATGAAAGCACCAGCGACAAGCGAACCGCATTTGTTTTTCAGTTTGTCGCCTGACGAATTTGATCCGCTGGTTTTTGAGTCGCTTCCCGACCGAATGAAAGAAGAGATCCGGCAATCTCCAGAGTTTCGCGAACTAGCTTCGGCGGTCGATGCTAACGGTAAGCCGGTCAACATGATTGCGGACACGCCATTCTGATGCGACCTAAGCAACCAGCAGACAAACCGGCGGCGGTGATCGTCAAGACGATGGAGCCGCCGCCGGGCTTCCGGTTTTTTACCATCGGACCGGAAGAGATGGACGCGATACCGCTTTGCAATTGCGGGTCGTACATGACAACCGAGACGCTCGAAGGTGAATGGCTCTGTCGCTGGTGCGAACCAGAGCGAGCTAGGGAACGCGGCGAACGGACGATCGGGCTGTTAAAGGCACGGGCGAAGATTTTACAAAGCAACGGACCAACAAAAAGGGAAATCAAATGACACAGCGAAAGCTAAGCGACAACGACAGAAAAGATATTCAGCGCGCAGCAAATGCAGTGTTGCAAATGTGCGACTGGAGCCTGTTCCCAGAAGGCAGAGAGTATTGGGACAAGATCTACGAGAGCCTTAGCGATCGAGCCCGATACGGCACGAACGACGGCAAGCCGTGGGTAGAGCCGGAGCTAACCGACGAAGACGCGAAGCAACGGAAGTTGGTTATGTGCCGGGATAACCACGACCAGAGGTGGCAGGGTCCTTATGTGTTGGTTTGCAAAACAAATGAAAAGTATGGATTTGCTGCCGCATTGTCAGATTTTAGCGAACTTACCTCTTGGGTCTATTGCCGCCTAGCCACCCCCGAAGAGATAGAGGCCGCCAATGCCGACGAATGACGACATCACCGAGCACTTCGGCGAGCGTGCGGCCATTGCCGAGCACGACGGCGGCTTGTCGCGGCGGGTCGCGGAGTATCAGGCGGCACGGGCGACGCGGGAAGCCTACGGAAGGCTGACCGATGATATCGAGAGGCAGATGCGGGAGACGAGGGGACTATGAGCGGACTACAGGGAGGCCTTGCAGGTCTTGGGGTTATGACCGAGCTACCAGAAGACCTAACAAGGCTAATCAAGAACGATTTGCGTGTAGATTTCGGCGACGACTACCACAGCGTAGTTGTCGCCGTTGGAGATCGAAAATTCTGGAGGCTTGACAGGAGATGGCGATACAAGAGCGGCCCATATTGCGGAGTGCACGAGATTGTCAAAGCGATGATCGATTTCGATAGTCGCGAACAATTTAGCATGACAAACAATCAGGCCAGGATTTTTGAGTTTGCTGTTGAGCAATTTGGCAACGCGATTGACGCAGCATGTCAAACGATTTCGGAGCTGCGTCGACAGATCATTAAGCAAGACATAACGCTAAAACCAAAGGTCGATTATTTTTCTAGTCAGCTTGATAGAAGCCAATGCGGAACAGATAGGCGAACTCCATACGTCTATTTGATGAGGCACACAAACGGACTAACAAAAATAGGATTTTCGTATTCGCCACAAGCAAGGGAAAAGACGCTTCAAGCGGAAGACCCAAGGCTGCGACTGATTGCGACAAAGCAAGCACATAAAAACGTCGAGACTCGTTTGCATCGCATTTTTTCAGATAAGCGGGTGCGTGGTGAATGGTTTGACTTGTCCAATCGGGAAGTCGATTGGATGCGTTTTCTTTGCGGTTTTGAGTCGGTAGAGGATTTGGCAGTTGTCAGCGGTTGACAATGCGTTAAGATTTTAGAAGCCGTAGCGGGCTCACAACAACACAACCACCGGCGGTGCCTTCGTGCCTATCTAGGCTGGCCCGCTACGCCGCGCCGCCGGTGGCTTTTTGGTGTTTAAATGGATTACGAAGAATTCATCCGATCGAAGGTGCGATCGGCAAGGCCGCTGGGCTTTGAGGTTGCGGTTGGCGAGCTTCCGAAGGCCCTAAAGGGCTGGCAGGCCAAATGCGTCCAGTGGTCGCTACAGCGTGGCCGAGCGGCTTTATTTGAAGATACTGGCCTAGGGAAAACGATTCAGCAGTTAGCCTGGGCTGACGCGGTTTGCAAGCGATCGAAGCGGCCGGTTGTGATTCATACGCCAGTTGGCATTCGAGCCCAAACAAAGCGAGAGGCCGAAAAGTTTGGCATCGAAACGCCCGTTGCCGTGGTCGATGAGCAGAGTGAAATTGTCGAGGGCATTAACCTCATCAATTACGAAAAGCTCCACAAGTTTGACGCTTCGATTTGGTCAGGGGTTGTGCTTGACGAATCGCAGATCCTCAAAAATTTTACCGGGAAGATCAAGCAAGAGTTGATCGACTCATATCGCGAAACGCCATACCGCTTGGCATGCACAGCGACACCGGCGCCCAATGACCACAAAGAGCTGGGCAACCACGCCGATTTTCTTGGGGTCATGCCGTCGAACGAAATGCTTTCGCGTTGGTTTATCAACGACACGATGAAAGCAGGCGGCTACCGCTTGAAGAAACACGCTCAAAAGGACTTTTGGCGATGGGTAACCTCGTGGGCGGTTTGTCTTTCGCGTCCATCCGATCTTGGGGCTAGCGACGACGGCTACATCTTGCCACCACTGACCGTTGAGCGACACATTGTTAGCGTTGCATATGATGGCGTCGCCGATGGCTTTCTATTCGACGTCGAAGGAATTTCGGCGACGAACATCCACGAAGAAAAGCGGCGGACCAACACCGAGCGAGCTAAGCGAGTTGCGGAGATTGTGCGTGAGTCAGAGCGGCCGGCAATCGTTTGGTGTTACACCGATTACGAATCTTCGGAACTGATGAAGCATGTCGACGGGGCTGTTGAGGTTCGCGGGTCGATGCCGGAGAAGAAAAAGCAGGATCTACTCTTAGGATTTGCCGAAGGGCAGTTTCCGGTGTTGGTGACAAAGCCGTCTATCGCTGGCGTCGGGCTGAACTTTCAGGTTTGCAATACGCAAGTGTTTGCGTCGCTTTCGTTTTCGTTTGAAGAGTATTATCAGGCCGTTCGAAGGTCTTGGAGATTTGGCCAAACGCGACCGGTCAAGGTTCATATCATCGGCAGCGACGCGGATGCGAACATCGAAAAGAGCATTGCCCGAAAGGGTGCCGATCACGGCTTGATGCAGGCGTCGATGGCGGAAGTTGTTAGGCAGTTCGGACTTGGCAATCAAGCCGAGTTGATGAGGGTCGGTTTATCGGCGTCGGCGGTTCCGACGATTCCTAGTTTCTTAAAATCAAAGGCAGGTGTATGAAATGAGTTGCATGAACGAACAGCACGGAACGGATTGGACATTCTACAACGGCGATTGCGTTGACCTTATGCGGGACTTGCCCGATAACTCGATCGACTTTTGCATTCACTCGCCGCCGTTTTCTTCGCTGTACATCTACAGCGATTCAGAAAACGACATGGGCAACGCAGCGAACGACGAAGAGTTTTTTCGGCACTACGCTTTCGCGATTAAAGAGCTTTACAGACTGACGGTTCCGGGCCGCCTTTGTGCGGTCCATTGCAAGGACTTACCGCGATATGCGAACGTCTACGGCACGACGGGGCTTATCGACTTTCCTGGGGCTTGCATTCAGGAGTTCGAGGCCGCTGGTTGGGTCTTTCATTCGCGTGTAACGATCTGGAAATGCCCCGTAACGGAGCGCGAGCGGACCAACAATAACGGACTGCTCCACAAGACCGTTAGGCGTGATACGTCGCAGGTGCGGCAAGGTATGGCGGATTATCTGATCGTCTTTCGAAAGCCGCCAAGCGAAGGAAGCGGCTTGATGTCCGACAAGCCCATCGTTAGGCCGAAGGGATTCGCGCGATACATTGGTGAGGCCGGAAGCTCAAACGATAATCACCCGTCGCCGTTTTCACGCAAGAAAAACGCGGCCGATCCGTCGATCGATATTTGGCGAAGATACGCGGAGCCGGTTTGGTGGGATATCAATCAAACGGACGTCCTAAACTTCAAACTGGCGACAACGGAAAACGATGAGAAGCATATCTGTCCGCTACAGCTTGGGTTGATAGAGCGTGCCGTTGACCTGTGGACGCTTCCGGGCGACGTCGTGTTTTCGCCTTTCGGTGGCGTCGGTAGCGAGGGCGTCGGGTCGCTTAGGTGCGGCCGAAAGTTTGTGGGCGTTGAATTGAAAGAATCATATTGGCAACACGGGTGCAATTTCTTGCGATTGCAAGAGGAGAAGAAAAACGTTCCGATGCTTCCGTTTGACGATGCGGACGATACGTCTTGGGAGCACGATAGCTTCCGCGAAGTAGAGTGAGTTTTTAGTTGCGAACAGGTTGACAGATTGTTATAGTGTACGAAATCAGCCTTGGCCGGCTGACCAATCCAAGCCACCGCCCGGCGTTCTGTGGGAATCTCCACAAGCCGGCCAAGCTGCTGGGCGGTGGTTTTTTCAGGTCGATCGATGGGAAGAATACGAACAATTAAGCCGGAGTTTTTCACCCACGAGGAACTCTTCGACTTGGAAGAAAAGGAAGGGCTTCCGGTACGGTTGGCGTTCATTGGCTTGTGGACGATTTGCGACCGAGAAGGCCGGTTCAAATGGCGACCGCGATCGATCAAAGCACAGATACTTCCATACGATAACGTTGATTTTTCACGCGTGCTTGACGCGTTGGCCACGCGTGGTTTTGTTGTGCGTTACGCGTCGGAAGGCGTGGAATATGGATACGTTCCTGGATTTTCACGGCATCAGGTCGTTAATTTCAAGGAAGCGCAGAGCACATTGCCAGAACCGTCGGAAACCAACAATTTCGTTGATATTCCACGCGTAGTTAACGCGTGCCCCACGCGTGCCGAACGCGTGCCTTACGCGCCCAGTGGGGAAGGGAAGGGAAAGGAAGAGGAAGGGAAGGGAATAGGAAGGGAACAGGAACAGGAAGGGGAACGGGGAAGGAGCGAAGCGGCAGAGCCGCTAGTTTCTGTTTCTCAAAAGCGAACACGGCGTCCATCGGTTGCAATCGATCGACCCGAAGACATTTCCGAACACCATTGGCGAGACTGGACCGCGTGCCGACGCAAGCCGGTTACGGAATCAGTCCTGGTGAGGATCCGACGCGAAGCGGCTAAGGCTGGCATGTCGGCAGACGAAGCCATTCGAACCGCGGCCGAACGCCAATGGGAGGGCTTCCAAGCCGATTGGCTGAACAGCGACCGAACCACAGCGGCGGATCGTAAACCGCCGCAACCAAAGACGTTTGCACAGATCCGCGAGGAAAACACAAAAAATGTCTTTCAAAAATTCGCAGAGTCAGGAAAGTTTGAAGCACTTTACAACGCTGTTAGAGGGATTGATGCAGGCCCACCAAGTGGAGCCGACGGAGGCGATGGTGCAAGTTTACTCCTTGGCGATGATCGATCTTGAGCCAGAGCAAATGCAAACGGCGGTACTTCGGGCGATCCGCGAATTGCCGCGAATGCCGAGACCTGCCGAGCTTCGGGAGCTTGCCGGCGTCAACGTTGCGGAGGATACGCGAGCCGTAGAGGCTTGGAGCGACGTGCAGCGAGCGGTTGCCATCGGCCCTTACAAGTGGATCGACTTTGGCGATCAACGCATTAACGCGACGATTCGCAGCATGGGCGGCTGGCCGAACTTCCTTGAGTCGTTTAACGATTCCGAGAGTGAAAAGTGGGCACGGCACAACTTTTTAAAATC